AATCATTCGCGACGTGCAAATGATGTGCAATGCAGCGTCTCGCGCCCTTGCAAACAACATGGGAATCGCATCTGGCCCTCAAGTTGACGTGTCTGTTGACCGTTTAGCTGACGGCGAAGAGCTGACACAGATGTATCCATGGAAAATTTGGCAAACAACATCGGATAAAACCGGTGGTGGACAGCCAGCTATCCGTTTTTTCATGCCAGACATGAAAGCCGCCGAACTTATGGGCGTGTACAACCAGTTTGCTAAGCAAGCCGATGAAGTTACGGGTATCCCGAACTACATTTATGGCGCTGGCGCTGGTGGATCTGGCGCAGGACGCACAGCTTCAGGTCTGTCCATGCTGATGGACAACGCAGCCAAGGGAATTAAGGCGGCAATCCTGTCAATTGACCACGTTGTGGCCATGGCAGTCAGCCGTTTCTACATACACAACATGATGTACAACCCAGACCCCTACATTAAGGGCGATTTCCGGGTGATTCCTCGTGGCGCTATGGGCATCATGCACAAAGAACAAGTTGCTGTTCGCCGAAATGAATTTTTGGCTGCAACAGCCAACCCTGTTGACTTGCAAATTCTTGGCCCACAAGGTCGCGCCTATCTGTTGCGCGAAATGGCCAAGGGTTTGGACATGGACACAGACAAATTGGTTCCAACTCTCGACATGCTCCAGTTCAAAGCGGAAAAAATCGAGATGGCTATGCAGCAGCAGGCTGGCGGTCAACCGCAGTTGGCTGCGCCAGCAGAAGCCGGGGTTGGAAATGGCGCTCCGCCTCCCGCAGACGTCAACACAGTACAGCCTCAACAGGAGATTTCATGAGTACCGCAGCTCGCAAAATTGTTAAACCCACCAAGGGCGTGATTCCCGCTGGCTACGCCAACGGCGGCAAAGTAAAACCCTTCACTGGCAAAGATACCAAGGCAGAAGAAATGGCAGAAGCCAAGTCTGTTCGCTCTGGCAAGGTAAGCCCCAAGGGTTATGCAAATGCTGAGCAGCAAGAAGAAAAGAAAGAAGGCGAAAAGCCAACTCCTCGCAAAACCTTGATTCAAAAAGGCAAGGCTTTGGCCAGCGGAAAAATGTCTGCATCTGCTTATGGCGCTATGGCAAAAAAAGCTGACGGCGGCATGATGAAAAAGAAAGGTTGCTGAGATGGCAACTAAGCCCGGACTTTATGCAAACATCAACGCAAAACAAAAGCGTATCGCAGAAGGTTCTGGCGAGAAGATGCGCAAAGTTGGCAGCAAAGGCGCTCCCACAAAATCTGATTTCATAAAGTCTGCAAAGACTGCAAGGAAAAAGTGATGGCAAAAACTCCTGCTTGGACGCGCAAAGAAGGTAAAGACCCAAATGGTGGTCTTAATGCCAAAGGTCGCGCCAGTTACAACAAGGCAAACCCCGGCAAACCCGGCTTGAAAGCGCCTCAACCAGAAGGCGGCCCACGTAAAGATTCTTTCTGCGCTCGCATGGAAGGAATGAAGGCAAAGCTGACCAGCGAAAAAACAGCAAAAGACCCAAACAGTCGAATCAATAAAAGCCTACGCGCTTGGAAATGTTGAAAGGTAACAAATGGCAAACGACGATCAAATGAACTGGCAGCGCCAGAGCATGAAAAAAACGGGCGCGCATACGCTGTCTGTTGGCTCAATGCACCCAAAACTCAATTGTGGTTGCGCACCAGTTGCGAAGTTTGCCGATGGCGGCGAAGTTGATACAGCCACATTGAAGGCAGAAGGACTTGCTGCATCCAACAAGGAAGAACCTGTTGGTTTTTTCAAGCGTTTAAGCCAAGGCAACATTGACGATCCAAAGTCTGAGGCATATCACGAGTACGGCGCTGGCCGTGGCCAACGTGAGCGTAACGCCAAGGCGGCATCCGATGAGTCGGCCGCAGTTGCCAAAGTTGAAAACGAGGCGCGTGCCACAGCCAACATGGCAATTGCCAACGCCGCTCCCGCCAAAAAAGACATGGGCGAATTTGAAGGTGTAGATGAAGCAGTTGAGCGCAACAAAAACTCGACCGCATCTGCCCCAGTAGTAGCTCCGGTGAAAGCCAAGCCTATTGTCAAACCTGTTGCAGCAGCAACCCCATCCAAAGATGCACGCGATTCCGAAACTGGCAATGGCCGTGGCAGTCGCTCGTTTTCCGCCGATCTAGCAGAACGCAAAGCAGCAACAGCAGTTAAGCCCACGCTTAACACTGGCGGCAGCGACACCAGTTTTGATCCAATGAAAATCAATTTTGCAAGCAGCAAGCCTGCTGCAAAACCAGCAGAAGAAGACAAAAATAAAGCGCGTACGATTTCTCGTTCTCGTGCTTATTATTCTGGCAAATCTTAATGCTGGTTAAACCATCACCACAAGTTCTGGCTGCCCTCTCCTCTCTTGAGGGCAACCCAAATTTCGAGACGATCCGAGCTTGGCTAGAGGATTCTCGACAACACCTGTACTCCGACAGTTGCCGCACAAAGGACGATGTCCTCTCTCGCTGGCAACAAGGTGCAGCACAGGCTGTCGATGAGTTCCTCACAAAAGCCTCAGAGGCTTCGGACGTTATCCGCAGATCGCGGTAAGCCAGCAATGGCTTAGCGGCATTCCGCCGCACAAGGGTGCTGACCCTTTTCTCAGCAACCGTTGAATACCGACTGAATCGTGCGAACACCGCGAAGGCTCGCAAACGACCAGACTCGGCTCACGGAGTTACTATGTCTTTACCACGCGCAGTCTTGGAAGCCGAAGAAAAGGCCGACAAGGCATATGAAGAGTTCCTTAAACAGCAGCAAAACACCGAGAATGGTGATCCGCCTGCGAGTGATCCTCCCCCGAGCGATCCTCCTGCCGCAGATCCCGTACCTCCCGCTGATTTAAACGGCTCAGCAAATCCTCAACCCGGAATTGAGGACACGTCTGAACACCGATTCAAAGTCTTGCAAGGAAAGTACAACTCGGAAGTACCCCGCCTGAACGCGGAAAACAAAGACCTCAAGTCTCAGCTTCAGCAAATGCAGCATGACCTTGAGGTATTGAAAAACTCCAAGCCACTCGAAGCTCTGGTGAAGCCAGAGGAGATCGAGCAATACGGCGAAGGTTTGATTGACGTTGCCCGACGCATCGCCCGTGAAGAACTGGCAAGCAAGGACGCTGAAATCCAAACCCTCAAGACCCGTCTTGACTCACTCTCCACTACGACCACACAGAACGTCGAAGCATCGTTTTTCAAATCGTTGCATGAAATGGTTCCCGACTGGGAGCAAGTCAACCAAGATCCCAAGTTTCTAACTTGGCTCGATGAGGTTGATGAGCTTACTGGGGAAACACGTCAGCAGCTTCTTTCCCGCGCAGAGAAGGGTCGTGATGCAGCTCGCACCGCGAAATTCTTCAACGCATACAAAAAGACATCTTCATCGTGGGCGGCAAACACAGTTCAAGCCCTTGAGTCACAAGTTGCACCTTCCACAAATAAAGCACCGAACGCCCCTCCGGCCAAGAAAATTTGGACGCGAGCTGAGGTTGCTGACTTTTATGCGAAGTCTCGACGTGGAGACATCAAGGATGAAGACGTGATTGCCATTGAGGCCGACATCATGTCGGCACAAATCGAGGGTCGAATGCGTTGACCCGCAATTTAATTTTTTAAGAGGTAAATCAAATGACTTTCCCAGTAGCTTCAGGCCGTACACAATACAGCGGCAACTTCATCCCCGAAATTTGGAGCGGCAAGCTTCAAGTTAAGTTTTACAAAACCACTGTTTTCAGCGAAATTTCCAACAATGATTGGGAAGGCGAAATCAAGGGTCAGGGCGATAAAGTTCGTATCCGCACAATCCCAACCATCACCATCAACTCATACAACAAGGGTGACAACCTGACCAATCAGGTTCCTACCTCTACACCTATCGAGTTGAACATCGACAAGGGCAAATACTTTGCTGTTGTTTTGGATGACGTTGATGCCGTGCAAACCGACGTTAAGTTGATGGACATGTTCACCAACGATGCAACTCAGCAAATGAAGATTGCAATTGACGCCGATTTGTTGGATGCCGTGAAGGCTGCCGGTGCTGCCACTACTAACCGTGGTGCAACTGCTGGCGCTATCTCTGCAAACATCAACTTGGGTATTGAAGGCACTCCCCGCGCCATCAGCAAGTCCAACGTGTTGGATTTGATCTTGGACATGGGTCAAGTGTTGGACGAGCAGAACGTGCCTGAGACTGGCCGCTTTGTTGTGATCCCCGCTTGGATGGCTGCTTTGATCAAGAACTCTGACTTGAAGCAAGCTTATTTGACTGGCGACTCTGTGTCCCCATTGCGTAACGGCAAGCTGGGCATGATTGACCGCTTCACTTTGTATGTGTCCAACAACCTGCCATCACACAGTGGTGACCAGCACATCTTGGCCGGTACAAAAGACGCGATCTCTTTTGCTTCACAAATGACCAACGTGGAAACCCTCCGCGCTCAAACAACCTTCGGCAATATCGTCCGTGGTTTGAACGTGTATGGCTACTCTGTTGTCAAGCCAGAAGCTTTGGTGAACGCTGTCGTTTCCAAGGCCTAATCGTTGCCATTTGAGTCACTCTGGGAAACCGGGGTGACTCCTTTTTGAGAGATACCCACATGAGACAAATGCGAAATATCCATACAGGCAAGATTGCCGTGTATGACGCCGACCTGATTGAAGGCGGCAGATGGGAAGCTTACTCGCCAGAAGCGGAATCTGCTAAGGCTGAGACACCCAAGGCGGCCAGCACTAAGGCAAAAACGCCAAAACCATTTGATCAAGATTTCATTGCTGCTCAAGATGAGGTGACTATCACTTTGACTGATGCCAGCGGTAAGACAACCGAAAACCCACAGGCTTAAGCAAGCCTAACAAGGAACCACATGCTCGCAAGCGACATCATCTCCAGAGCGCAGACGCTCCTTCAGGATGCTGATGGCACACGATGGACTTCGACTGAGCTTTTGAAGTGGATCAGCGACGGCCAACGCGTCATTGCCTTGGTTCGCCCTGACTCATGCTCCACTCATACAGCTTTGTCGCTTGCGGCGGGTAGCAAACAATCACTGCCTGCTGGCGGCCTTCGTCTGTTGGATGTCATTCGCAACCTGTCTGAAAGCGGGATTGTCGGCCGTGCTGTGCGCATGGTTGACCGCGAGACATTGGATGCGCAAGATCCCAACTGGCATCGCGCAGCTTCGACTGGCAGCGTTTACAACTTTGCGTATGACAACAGAGATCCGTTGAATTTTTACGTATACCCTCCTGCCCTACCCGGCAAGAAACTAGAAATCGTGTACGTAAAAAGCCCGGAAGAAATCAACAGCTCAACAGATCCAATTGGTCTGTTGGATATTTATGCCGAGCCGCTATTAAATTACGTTATGTTTAGAGCCTACTCCAAAGATGCTGAGTACGGAGCTAACGCGCAATTGGCCACAGGCTATTTCACGGTCTTCTCGAACCTTCTTGGAATCAAGACAGGCAAAGACTTTGCGTTCTCACCAGACGCCAACAAGCCGGGCGGGACGCCCAATCCAATTGCCGCTCAGGCAGGAGGCGTTTAAATGTCCAAGTCGTATGAAGAATTTTTCTCTTGGGTTTTGCCTGATGTTGCAGGCTGTCCCGAGATTACGGCGATCCAGTCAATTCGAGATTCAGCCATTCAGTTTTGCGAACTGTCTTTGATTCATCAAGCGGATCACGACCCAATCTCTGTTGTTGCAAAGATTGCTGACTATGACCTAGAAACTCCCATTACAAACACACGTATTGTGAAGGTAATGAAGGCGTTTTATAAGGGCCAAGAATTAACACCAGCATCTCCGGATGAGGTTACAGATCCATCCGTCTATAACTCTTCAATTGGTGGCTACACAACTACGTATCAGCCGCCAAGATCTTTTTTCCAAAAAGATACGGCCAGCATAACTTTGATGCCAATTCCGGATCAATCTTTGGCGAATGCTATTACAATGCGTGTAGCGCTCGTTCCTTCACGTAGCTCTATTGCATGCGAAGATTTTCTCTTTGAGCAATGGGTTGAGTACATCTCTGCTGGCGCAATCGCACGACTGCAAATGTCCAGCGGCAAAACATACTCCAACACACAAGCTGCATCGATTAACCAAGCCCGTTTTATGGCTGGCGTAAACATCGCTCGTTCACGTGCAGTGCGGGGTTTCAACCGCTCAAGCCTGAGTGTTCAAATGAGGAACCCCTGATATGGCCGAGAAAATTAAACTCGTTCAAGGCGACACGCGCCCACAAATTAAATGTGTCATCACGGATGACATTACAGGCAATGTCGTTGACATTGCTGGTGCTTCTGCAAGATTGAAATTTCGAGCAGTTGGCTCATCCGTCACTTTGTTCACACTCACTGGTGCATTGCTTAGCGGTCTTGAAGACGAGAGCGGCAATGTTACTTTGTCTGGTGTAAATGAAGAATACGGCTTGGCCGGTAAAGGTGGACGCGTTGCATTCCAATTTGCATCCGGCAACCTCAATGTTGATCCCGGATCGTATGAGGGTGAGATCGAAGTCACATTTGGTGACGGTGCAATACAGACCGTTTACGCACCACTCAAGTTTCAAGTGAGATCGCAGTTCTGAAATGTCCACTAAAGCAACAACGCAACGACTTAAGGCTCTTGCAGCATATCGACTGCTAAGAGCCAAAGCGTCTGTTGTTCTTGGTAAAGCAGTAGCAGACAAGCAAACGCTTGCTGTACTGGCCAGAGCTGCCGTCCTAATTGCCAAAGCAAGCACCTCGGGTGACTTGTCTGTTGCAGCAAAAGCTGCCAACTTGGTTGCATCCAATATTGCAACTGGTCGCTACTTTACTTTGCTTGGCTTGGAAGATGTCTTCCGGGCAATTGACGAAGCAACACGTGCAATCAGCAAAGCAACAAGAGATGAATCACGCGCAATTGACGCAGCCTTTAGGGCTGTCAACAAGGCGCTGGCTGATGAGCATCGCGCAAGAGATGAGGCGCTTTTATTTACCGGCAAGTCTGCAACAGATCCCGTAATTTCTCGGGACGAAGCAGTTCGTGCATCTGGCAAAGCGCTATCTCATGTGGCCAGAACCAGCGAAGAAAAAATTTACGTCTTTGGTAAAGAATCCACAGACCGAGCTATTTCAACAGACGAGCGCATTGCAAGCGTTGGCAAAGATCTCCAATCCATTGCCAGCGCAGCAGATGCTCTTGATCGCACAGTTGCATACGTAAGATTCTTCGACGACACCGTAGATGGCACGGATAGCATAAACGCGTTCCTGCTAACAGACGACGGCGAGGTGATGTTCCTCAGCAAGTCTGTAATTGATTATGCTGTCACGCAAGATGATCATGTATTTGCTGTCGAAAAGCTTTTGCAAGATGTTGCGGCGACTGTTGATCAGCATACATTTTTAATTGGCAAACCGCTAGAGTCAACATCTGTCTCTAGTGACCATGCCGATACTTCGGTATCAAAACCTCGGCAAGACAATGTTTCGTTACACGATGATCGTGTAGCATCATTTACAAAAGATTCGCAGGATTCTGCAATCACAAATGATGGCAATCAGGTTGCATTTGATAAATCGTTAAGCGATTCACATGCCGCACAAGATGCTGCGTTAATTGCTTCTGAGAAATCAGCCAACGACACGGTGGCATCAAGTGATCTGCACACGCAGCAATTTGATAAAGCCGTTGATGATTACGTTGATGCTGGCGATGAGTACAACGCGAACATCAGCACAGACGATCTGGAAACGGCAGACATTTACAAAGCCGTTGATGATGCGTTTGCATCTCAAGACCTAGCAACGCAGGAGTTTGGCAAACACGCAAACGATGCAATCGCCACTTCTGATACAACAACAAATCAATTTGCAAAAAGCAGAGATGATGCAGTTGCTTCGGCAGATTTGGCAACCCAGTTTATTGCCAAGCCAAGAGATGATGCAGCACAAATAAGCGATATTTGTGTTAACTCATTCACGAAATCATTGCATGACTATGTTGGCGTTTCTGACATTGTTGTCAAACGCTCTGGGCTTGGCAAACAAGAAAATCTAAATGCTTCTGAGAATGCACAGGTTGTTCGCATTGCGGCTTCCGGCGTACCGGCTCAGAATGAACACCAAACCGTTAGCGATCTATCTCAGATTGGCTACGGCAAAAACTTCGGCGAACAACTGCACGCAACAGACGATCTGTTTGGTGCAACTAACGTCGATGATGACGAAACAGTTTTGTTTGGAAAGAACATTTCCGAACGACTGGTTGCGAGCGAAAGACGAACAGTCAGCTTGCAAACATCCCGTAGTGAATCACTAGGGGCTAATGACAGCGGCTCGCTGTTTTGGACGGACTACTGTGATAGCACTTATTTCAGTCAGTCCTATGTTGGTCAAGAGCGCAACTTTACTTAAGGAAATCAAATGCAAAACCTTGAAACTCTGAAAGCCAACGGCCAGCTTCGCATTGTTGTGACTGCTGCTGACGGCTCAATCAAAGAAGATCAAACAGTCAAAAACTTGGTGGTTGATACCGGTTTGAACTTCATCGTAAAACGCATGAAGGACACGACTGCTGATGTCATGTCTCACATGAGTCTTGGTACTGGCACAACTGCGGCAGCCGCAGCAGATACCACTTTGCAAACCGAACTATCTGGCAGCCGCGTCACCTTGACAAGCACGTCGGTTACAGCAAACCAGATTACATACATCGCATCGTTTGCTGCCGGTGTTGGTACTGGCGCTGTCACTGAGGCTGGTATTTTTAACAACACAAGCGGCGGCACAATGCTTTGCCGTACAGTGTTCCCAGTCGTGAACAAGCAATCTGGTGACTCAATGACTGTCACTTGGACTGTCACTGTTAGCTAATCTTAGGGGCTACCAATGACCGCACCCGCGCAGATCACCACTCGGCAGACTGGCGACACGGCCAAAGGTTCCCCTTTGACAAATGCCGAAGTCGATCAGAACTTCATTAACTTGCGAGACCGAATCGAACAGTCGGCTGCTGAAACATTAGAAACAGCAGACACTGACGCGCTCGTCCTTGCTATTGCTCTGGGATAACAGATGGCAACCAGTTTCATTAACGCCACGGCCAAGGGCGTAGGAGCGACCGCAACAGTCGTCTTCGAAGCGCCAGCAGGCGTGAAGGCGATCTTGATTGGTTGCAACTTGGCCAACGTCTCCAACGGCATCCTCCCTGTCAGTTTGTTTGTCAGAAAGATCAATGGAGATGAGTTCTTCATCATCAAAAACAAACGCGTCGGCAATGGCGAGAATGAAGAAGTGATGAAGGGCAACAAGCTTGTTATTGAGGCCCAAGACAAGTTGATGGCTGTTACGGCTGTTGACTCTGGGTTTGACGTAATTGCTTCTGTTCTGAAAGGAGTTTCGTGATGGCTGGGTTTTATGAGGGAACCGATCTTGGCGACAAAACCTTCTATGGTTTTCGTTTTGATGCGGCGACCGGCAATTTAAACATTGAAGTAATCGGCCCAACAGACGGCTCTCCTGTTGCAACGTCACAGGATGGCGTGATTGACGTCGATGACTACAAACAATCAGTCTGGACTCGGGATACTCTCGGATTCCAGTGGGGCAACAAAGGACATCTTCAGGTAAAAATCGTATGACACAACTTATTGATCTTGGAAAACTTCGCTTTCACTTTGCAGGCGATTGGAATGGTTCAACAACCTATGAATCAAATGACATTGTTAAGTACGGCGGCAACGTCTACGTCTACACGTATGGCCTAAAAACTTCTGGCCATTTGCCTACTGACACGGTTTACTGGGCGCTCATGATTGAGGGCTTCAAGTTCAAGGGCGTATTTGACACAACAACTCAATACAGAGTTGGTGATGGAGTTGCTCACGGCGGCAAAGTGTATGTTGCTGTTCTGGATAGCACTAACCAGACGCCTCCAAACACGACATATTGGTCTCAGTTTGCTGACGGGATTCAGTACGAAGGCGCATACGCCGCCATTACTCCCTACCAAAAGAATGACGTAGTGACGTATGGTGGTTCAGTGTACATTGCCAAAGTTGACACCACAGGCAACGATCCAACAAACACCGTCTTCTGGAATCGTTTTGTTGATGGGATCTCTCCTAAGAGCATTTACAACAATGCGACAGCATACGCCCCCAATGATCTGGTCGCTTATGGATCAAACATCTACCGTGCGATTCAAAATACAACAGGCCACCTGCCAACCAATACAACTTTCTGGACTCCGTTCTTGTATGGTTTTGCAAATCGTGGCGAATGGTCAAGTGGCGCTTCATACCTGATTGGTGAGATTGTCACCTACGGCGGCTCCATGTATCAGGCTAAGGCCGACAACAACGCAATCAACCCAGCAACCACTTCTGCAACTTGGGATAAGCTTACATACGGCTTTAAAAATAAAGGCGAATGGTCAACTGCAACTCAGTATGTTACCGATGACGTGGTTTCTCATGGCGGCAACACTTACATTGCGCTGCTGCCACATGCCTCTGCTGGCTTCGAGGCGGATTTAGCGTCCAACAAATGGCAACGATTCAATAGCGGTATCCGCTGGCGCGGTGGCTGGTCTGCCACAACTTTGTATTTGAAAGATGACATTGTCCGCGATGCAGTTGGCTCTGTTTATGTTGCTAACCTAGACCACACCTCCACAATTGATTTCGCCACAGACAAAACTGGCGGCAAGTGGACTTTGTTTGCTGCTGGCGGTGCAGATGTATTGCCACCAATTCAAACAGGAGATGCCGGTCAATCGTTAACAGTCAAGAGCGACGGCTCTGGTATTGATTGGATTGGTGCGACTCAATCTGACAAAGTTTTTTACGTTGCTCCACACGGCGTTGACAGCGTAAATCACGGTAAAAACGTGACAACACCTTTTGCGAGTATCAAGTACGCAACACAACAGTGCGGCGAAGGTGCGACCATTTTTGTTAAGACTGGTACGTACAGTGAGCAATTACCAATCACAGTCCCAGCTAACGTAGCAATTGTTGGCGACAACCAAAGAACAACCATCGTTCAGCCAATAGCTGGCAATAGCGATGACGGCACAACACCAAATGCGCAGTCGTCAATGTTCTTAATGAGCAATGGCTCCATCTTGAATAAGATGACTTTCAAGGGCATGACTGGTTGGGTTCCCGGCACAACCGCCTCTGATGTGACATCGTCCATCATTAAAGGTGTTGTCGTCCGTTTAAACCCAGCATCCCCAATCACACATAAGTCACCTTATGTGCTGGAGTGCGCATTTATTGGCTCTGGCGCTATTGGCGCTTTGATTGACGGCTCAGTGCATTCGTCTGGCGCAAAGACAATGATCTTCCACGGCTACACCGTCATTTCCGATAATGGTGTTGGCTACTGGGTTAAGGACGGCGGCAAAGCTGAGATCGTATCTTGCTTTACGTACTACGCATACTTTGGGTACACCGCATCCGGCGGCGGCTTTATTCGCGCCTTGAATGGCAATAACAGCTATGGTACGTGGGGTGCTACTGCTCGCGGCTTTGATAATGGAGAGACTCCAATCACCGGCAATATTGTTGGTGAGCAGTTGCCATTTGTTTATACAGGCGGGTTAATTAACGTCGGAGATACCGTATCAAACGGTGCTGGCGCTACTGCGACTGTCACCAACGTCCAGTACTCTGCCAATAAGGTTTACATCAAAAACCGTAGCGGCACATTTTCCGCTTCGCAAAACTTGACGTTCACTAGCGGTGGAACAGGTACTTGCAGTTCTGGAGCTGAATCTCAACGAGGATTTGTTTTGGTTGCTAATGGTTTTGGCGCATTGCCCAAACCCGGCGCAAGCATCTCTCTTGCTGGTGACACATACTCTTATGTGATTCAATCCGTAACAAACACATGGGTTGACAGTTCAAGCGATTTAGTTCTGTTGCTTTCTCAGGAAAAGCCATCTGGCTCTGCCTCTGGAACTGGTGTAACCATTCGCTACAAGTACAGTCAGATTCGTTTAACTGGACATGACTTTTTGTCTATCGGTACTGGTGGTGTAGCCACTACAAACTACCCCGGCACACCCACTCAGGCTGCTGCACAAGGCAACGAAACCGATGAGACGTTCCCCGGTCGTGTGTTCTATGTGTCCACAGACCAAGACGGCAACTTCCGCGTTGGTGAGTACTTCCGAATTGACCAAGCAACAGGGCGCGCAACACTGAATGCCAGTGCGTTTGATTTGTCTGGTTTGTCATCCCTGAGACTTGGTTCAATCGGCGCACAATTGGGCGAACAGATTAACGAGTTTTCATCTGACAACACCATGTCAGGCAACTCCAATACAGCCGTACCAACTGAGTACGCTGTTAAAGCCTACGTTGACTCCAAAGTTTCTGCCAGCATTCCTTCACAGGCAGGCAACAGCGGAAAACTGCTAGGAACAGACGGAACAAATATTTCGTGGGTTGAAGGTTTGCCAGTTCAAACCGACAAAAATGGCTATTACTTGCGATCAAACGGCACGAGTTCTTACTGGGACTCTATGACGCAGATCACCGGCACTACTTCATTTACAGTTCAAACTGGTCAAGCGTTTGCTAGCTCCACCTACTCTGTGTCAAGTCTTGTAACTGCAAGCCCCTCTTGGACATGGAGTTTGGTTGGCGCACCATCGAATCTTTCGATCAATAGTAGCGGTGTTCTGTCGCAGACATCAAACTTTGCCAGTGGAACTTACTCGTTCAAAGTTCAAGCAACGGACGGCAAGTTTGAGGCGAAAATTCCTGTCACTATTTTTGCAGATCCGAATGTGCCTTTGTTTTCAAACGCAAGCCCACCTTCCTTGATTGTGCCGGGTAGCGGAGCTTTGTCGTTTTCGTTCGCACAGGCCACTACTCCAACAGGATCTCCAACGCATACATTAGCGGCCGGTAGCAGTCTGCCTTCGTGGTTAACTCTGAACTCAGACGGAACAATTACTGGAACTGCTCCGTCTACTGCGCTAACTACGACTGCTTACGGCTTTACGGTTGTTGCGACTAGGGGCGGCATTTCTGCTTCCAAGACCTATACTTGGTCTGTTCAAGTGACGTACCCAGTGGGGCAAGCTTTATTCGGTACTAACGTCGGTGCTGGCACATTTAGCTGGACTGCGCCTGCTGGCGTAACGTCAGTCTCTGTTGTTTGCGTTGGCGGAGGACACGGTGGCTCTAGCCAATGGTCATACGGCGGTGGCGCTGGCGGTGGCTTAGGCTACAAGAACAACATTACCGTTGTTCCCGGCCAAACATACACCGTTGTTGTTGGTGCTGGCGGTACAAAGCAATATCTGCCTAACTACTACAACGCTGACAACGGTTATTCGTCATTCCAAGGCGGCGATTCCTACTTCATCAACAAATCCACAGTAGGCGGTCAAGGTGGCGGACGCCCCAACGACGGCAGCTTTGGGAATCGCTATATCGCCAATGACTACGGATATTCAGGCGGCGGGTACACAGGTGATGGCGGCGGTCGCGGTGGAAACATCAGTACTAGTTGGACTTGTCCAGGTGCTGGCGTTGGTGGTTACTACGGCAGAGGCGGCTGTAACGACCAAGGTCGCGACTCTACTTATGGCGGCGCGATGGGTGACTACTACTCATCAACGTATGGAACTGGCGGGGGCGGTGGTATTGGCTTAACCGGGGATCAAGGCAGTGATCGTTATGGTCAGTACTGCTATACACCTTGGACTAGCTACTACTCGCGTAACGGCAGTTATGGCGGCGGCGGCGGTCATGGCCCCGGCGGCAATAATGGCGCTGTTGGCGAAAACCAGTGGTCATCTCCTTGGCCTTATGGCTACGGTGATATCCGTGGTGGCGATTACGGCGGCGGTGGCGGCGGCTCTGGCTCGTCAAACGGCGGCGGCCCCGGTGGTCAAGGTGGTGTTCGAATCATCTGGGGAACTATCAGCGGCAGCCAACGCGCATTCCCTAACACTTATGCAACAGATCAGACAGTAGTTGGTTAACAGGAGTAACGAATGAATTTATACGTAAAAATTGTAGACGGCGCTATTGAAGGCCACCCCTATCTAGAGGACAATTTGAAAGCCGTATTGCAGACCGAAACTTTGAGTGAAGAGGTTTTAGAGCAGAACGGTTACAAGCAAGTTGTGCCAATGCAATTTGGCCCCGGACAGGTAACTACTGGTGAGCGCAGCTTTGAGCTTAAAGAAGATGGCAAAGTTTATGAGACTATCCCAGTCCGAGAAATGGCTCAGGAAGAAAAGCTTGACATGTGGATTCGACGTCCACGTAATCATGCTCTGCTTGTGTCTGACTGGACTCAAATGCCTGACGCTCCGTTAACTTCTGAAAAGAAGGCTGAGTGGGCCGCTTATCGTCAACAGTTGCGTGACATGACAATCACGTATGCTGACATTCAAGATCCAAGCACAATTGTTCCGCCAGTAGAGCCAACAAAATGAACTTGCGTGAAGCCATCAAGCCTCAGCACGACGCAGCAGAGCAGCACCCTTTTACGGTGATGCTTCTGTCTGGCAAGATGCCAGTAGAGATGTATGCACAATACCTCTACAACCATCTCGTGATTTATCACGCTGTCGAGAAACGAATCAAAACAACTGGATTATTCAATGAGTTACCAGAAATGTTTAGATTGCACCGTATTGCTGCGGATCTTGATGAGCTTCAGGTTGGAACGCCGGAGCTATGCAAATCAACACAAGCCTGTGTAGATAGAATTGCACAAGTGTCCGACAAGGATTTAATGGCCTACTTCTACCTGTATCACATGGCTGATATGTATGGCGGGCAGATGATCAAGAAGGTTGTCCCCGGATCTGGCACTCGTTTTGATTACGAGGATCGCTCCGGTTTGATTGCAGAAATCCGCAAACACTTAACAGGTGACTTGGCAGACGAAGCCAAGGTTGCATTTGGCTTTGCATTGGAATTGTTCGATGAGCTTACCGACGCCCACAGTGTTTGATTTACTGGACAGAACGCGCAACAGCTTATTAGACAGACTAACGCCATATCAATCTGTTGACGAGGGTCATCAATACCCTTGGTTCAACAGAGTGTGGACATCTAATAAATTTCGCAGAGCGCATCTAGACATTGTTGATGCACGTGAGAGTAAGAAGCTCTACATGATGCACTTGACTGTCATGCCACACCTCGATGATGGGTCTCCAATTTTTGGTTTTGACTTAATTGCTGGGCCAAACAAGGTCACTGGTGCATTCCATGACTTCAGCCCAATAAACCGAGAGCATCCTATGCTTAATTGGTTTAGTGATGCAGTTGAGCCATATGAGTGGAGCAAGCCTCGCGATCTACCTGAGTGGGCAAAGCAAATTTTTAGTGGTCGAATGGTGGCTGCTGGAAACATTTCTGACACAGAAGAGCTAAAGTCCATGGCATCTCTTGTGATGAAAAACTTGGACTACTACTTAGACACTGTTGGCCAAAAAGGCGAGCAGATCTACAAAGCGGAACAGAATGCTTACTGCCACTGGCAAAAGCAAAATCCGCATACGCCAAGGGTGATGCAAGCCCTTGGATACGACGAGGAGACCGTCAATGACTTCATTCAAAATTGTTTGTTTCCGGAAGTTTAAGGAAGCAAAAAACATAAGCCAAGAATACAAAGATTGGCTTATTAAGATGTTTTCAAACATGGTCTACTAACTTGAAAGATGGACATGAGTGTGCAAGATGATATTCACGAGATTGACAAACGTATGACTTCTCATGAAGCTGTGTGCGCAGAAAGATGGAAGGAAGCCATCCTGCGAATCAAAAGGATTGAAGGCATCATGCTTGCAGTTGCTGGCGCTTTAATCATCCTATTGTTAAACATTGCCGTCAAACTACATTGATGTGTTTGATTGGCTTCTGTTTACTGTTCTGGTGCTGATGCAGCCCAAAAACGACAAGACACAATACGAGTGCATTCGATGGGCATGGCGTGGTGATGTCTTTGAAAGAAAAGTTATTTGCTTAGAGTGGCGTAAAAAACCTAGTAAGCAAAACTAGGAGTCGCTCATGGATCCGTTAACCATCCTTGCGATGGCGAACGGAGCCGTTGCCGCAGTCAAGGCTGGATGCCAGCTTTACAAAGACATTAAGGGCGCAGCCGGTAACGTCAAGGAAGTTTTAAACGACCTTGAAAAAACATTTCATAGCCAGCACAAAGACAAGCCTCCATCGCAGGAGGCTGTAAAACAATACAACGCTGAACGAGAGCGCGTTAAGGAAATTGCCAAGCATGATCCCAATGACGTGATCTCTAAAGTTGGCGACCAACTCAACGCCTTTTTTGAGGCTTTCGATCAAATCGAACAGTTGTTTTGGGAAGAAGAACGCAACGCCAAGAAAGTTTATTCAGGCAATGACTCACTTGGTAAGCGTGCTTTGCAGCGCGTACTGATCCGCACCAGACTTGAAAAAATGCAAGTCGAAATGCGCGAGACAATGATCTATGATTCTCCCGCCGAACTTGGCGATCTGTGGACTAGATTTCAACAGATGAGGGAACAGATCACACAAGAGCAGGAAATTGCCAGAGCTGAACACAGGCGCAAGGAAGTGGAGCAAGCATGGCAACGAGACCAACTAATCAACAAATGGCGCAGTCGGGCCGGGGATCTATTACTAGTCGTACTAGTGGTGGCGTACCTGTGGGCGCTTCTGTGGGGGGCATCAAAACATCGGGAGATTCTTCAGGGTTTCTTGCAATCTTAATTTTTGCAGCATTCGTGTTTGCTTTGATATTGCCAGTGACCGCCTTCCTTTACATGGACATTCTTGCTGTCCGTGGAATGGTTCAAGAAGAACTCAAAAAATCCATACAAGTCAGGAAGCAGCTTAAAAAAGAGCTGGCTGCTCCAGAAACGAGCAAGGAAAATGATTGATCCAGTAACCGCCCTAGCCGGAATCCAGTCTGCCATCAGCATGGTCAAGAAGGCCAGCAAGGTGGCCAATGATTTGGGTTCACTAGCGCCAATGATTGGCAAAATGTTTGATGCAAAGAGTGTTGCCACCAAGGCAATGCTTGAAGCCAAGCGAAGTAAAAAAGGTTCCAACATGGGAACCGCTCTTCAGATTGAGATGGCCTTGGAACAAGCCAGAGCTTTTGAAGAGGAGTTGAAGATGCTGTTTATGCAAACAGGCAAGATTGATGTCTGGAACAAAATCAAAGCTCGGCAGGCTGAGATGGATTTGGCTGATGCCAAAGAAATGAGCGCCCTCAAAGCAGAGGAAAAGAAAGCCAAGCAAAAAGAACAAGAGATGAATGAGCTGGCAATGATCATTGCTGCCTGTGCTTTTGTTTTGTTCATAGTGTTTGTCGGCGTTAACGAGCTGGTGGACTACTGCCAAACAACTAAACAGTGCGGTGGTCGCAGGCGATGAACCGATACCAAAAAGATTTTGACTTGTTTTGCAAAATTTTTTGTTACGGATGTGCAGTGTGGTGGTTTTTGGGGTTTCTCAGGTTTTTGCCTGATGAACTTTCGAACAAAATCGTTTCCATGCTTTTAGGAAAAATTGGCTTATGAGATATTGGTCAAAAATTTTGTTTGTTTTTTTGGCTTTGTTTGCTGGTTGCGAGGATCGATACAGATACTTCTGTCAAGATCCAAAAAACTTTCACGCAAAGCGTTGTCAGAAGCCAGATTGTCAGTTCTCGCAGGACTGTCCAGAGTATTTAGTAGCACCAATCTTGGAGAAAAAAGTTGAATCCACTCAACCCCCCGCGAGCGCTGTTCCAAACAACTGAAGAACTGATTGCCTTCTGTGAGGTAATGGTCTGGGCGTTTGTCGTTGGCATCGTAATGATTGTCTTTGGCGGTCTAGTTTTTACCATGTTGTACTCGGTAACCTTTGTGCAACAGCCAATCAAGACCATGGCTCCAATTGACATGGCTTATACCAAGATGCTCAATGACATTGTTCTGTTGATGACAGGCTCTATCACGACGCTGATTGGTATGCGTGTGGCAAAGAAGGCATCAGAGATGATGGCCAATAAGGTGTCTAGTACGCTCGTCGCGCCAACTGCTCCTGTACCTCCTGTACCTCCTGCAACCGCAGCCATAGTACAGGCATCAGGGATTCCAGATTGGAATTGGATGGGCTACAAAAACCCTGAGCTTGATGAGAGCTGGACGCCACCTCCTCCACCTAAAACGCCTCCGGACTACATCCACCCAGAGGTAGAACAGATTGCTGCTGAACGTGCTACGGCCGGGAGCGAAACATGATGACAATGCTGCTTTCACTCCCACGCTGGGTGTACGCGGTGATTGCTGCCGTGATGCTGATAGTAGGTACGTATTTCTACGGACACCACAAGGGCTGGGATGAGCGTGATGCTGAGATGCAG